AGGGGACGAGTTCGGGATGGACGACGAGATGCGGGACGCCGCCCTGTTCATGCGGAAGAGCGCCGACCGCAGGGCCTCCCATATCGTCAAGGAAGAGATCCTAGCCACGATTCGTGAACGCGGTTTCGACCCCAAGGTTGCCTTCGAAGACCGCAACGACGACGCCGAGATGTACCGCCGGAACGGCCTCTTCGTCTTCCAGACCGCCGACAAGGGCTACGTGAAGCCTGCCAAGGTGGCCGTGGCCGTCCCCAAGCATGCGCCAGTGGAGCGGTCCTACCCCACGATGTCATTGTCCGGACCGCTGGCGTGAGCAAGCACTGGAACGCACTGGAGGAGAAGCGGTGGCAGGAGCGCGCCGTTCGCTGGCGCGCGATGGCCTCCGAGGAGCTTCTTTCTCTGAAGCTTCTCGACGGCCCGATCTACATCGACATCGCGCCGCGGTGGTTCGTGGAAGAGTTCTTCCCCCTCTAAATGGCCGACGACACCGAGGTACTGGAGCGCGCCCAGCGGGAGCGCCTACTAGAGCTATTGCGTGAGCAGGCCAAGCGCGACGGCCAGAAGCTCTTCCACAACATCTTCCCCGAGGTGACGGTCTACGAGGCCGACGGCTGCACGGTCGCCCCGATCCCCGGCACCGACGGCATCCAGATGTATGCGCGGAAGCTCTACCCGAAGCACATGGAGTTCTTCAAGGCCGGGAAGATCTACCGCGAGCGCGCGGCCATCTGCGCCAACCGTATCGGCAAGACCCTCTCGATGGGTGCCTTCGAGACCACCTGCCACCTCACGGGGCTCTATCCGAAATGGTGGGAGGGCAAGAAGTTCACCAAGCCTGTTCGTGCTTGGGCGGTCGGAGAGACCTACGAGTCAACCCGTGACACCGTTCAGGTCGCGCTTCTTGGGCACGTCGAGACCATCGACGCCCAGAAGAAGGGCATGACGGGAACCGGGATGATCCCCGGCAAGCTCATCACGAGCTATAGCTGGAAACAGTCGGTCAAGGACTTCGTGGACGTGTGCAAGGTCAAGCACGTCTCCGGCGGCTTCTCGACACTCGGCCTCAAGGCATACCAGCAGGGGGTCGGTTCATTCGCCGGCACCGCGCAGCACGTCATCTGGTGCGACGAGCTTTGCCCGGAAGACGTGTGGATGGAGTGCCTGACACGTACTGCGACTACGGGTGGAATCATCTACCTGACGGTTACTCCTCTGAAGGGCCTCACAGGGGCCGTGAGAAGCTTCTTCGAGAACGAGAAAGGTAAGTGATGGCAACTGGTTACGTCATCGAGTGGCGCTCTACTGACATCGAAAACAACATCGTATCACAGATCCCGAGGGGGCTCCCTCTCAGGGTTCAGGCGGTGACGTTCACGACCTCGACGCAGACAACCAACGCGGTTGGGTCGGATTGCGGGATCGTGGAGCTATGGACCTCAGCCAACGCATGCTTCAAGGGCGGCTCGAACCCCACGGCGACGACAAGCGACACGCCAATCACCGCCGGGCTGTCGCGATGGTTCAAGCCTGAGCGCGCCACCGTTACCAAGATCGCGTTCGTCGTCCAGTCCTGATCCATTAGATGTCAACGGCTTACGTCGTTGAGTGGCGGGAAGTGGCCACGCATGGCTCTTGCACCATTCCTATCCCTCGGGGGCTGCCTATACGTGTGCAGACGGTAACGTTCTCGGGCTCCTCCGTGGCAACGGACGAGCCTCTGGGCGACGACTGTAACCTGCTTGAGCTATGGACGACGCACGCCGCGCACGTATCGGCTGGAAGCGCGCCAGAGGCGACTACCGATGATTGGGTAATCTCCCCCGGCATCTCGGCGTGGCTTAGGCCGCAGCGCACTGGCTCGGTAAAGATGGCTTTCATCGAAGCGGACGGTCTTGCCGGCGGGTTCGAGCCGCCGCCGGCAGATGAAGAATCGAATCTTCTTCTTGAAACGGGAGCGAGCAGATTGCTTGAGGGTGGCGGCCTGCTTCTTCTAGAGGGCGGTTGAGTTTGGCATGACGGACTACAAGGGGAGCGATCTGACCGCCTTCTCGGCGGAGCCTGAGGGGGTCGAAGGATTCGCTGGCTGGAGCGGCACGACCGACTATCGCTTCACGTTCGGCACGCATGTACCGTACCTAGTGGATGGCGTACTCCCGGCGACTTTCCTGCCGACTGACATGAGCGTTCTCAGCGAAGACCAGCTTGATAGTCTGGCGCAGGCTCTCTTGCAGAGGATGGCTTTCAATACGAGCGCCTCGACTGGTGCCAGCCTGCACTTCCGGGTGCCGGACGACGACGATGATAAAGCATACGGCGCTGAGGAGCCGCTCCCGCTCGGCTGGGCGACCAAGGAGGAACTCTGGTCCGACGACGTACACGAGGCGAAAGCTATCTCCTCGCTGGTATGGGCGGAATCGCGAGCGCCGCAAACCTTTGACTTTACGTCCTCGTGGACCCCGAATCTGAACCTCTTCTTTGACGCCGAGATGACCGTCACTGGGGACATGACGATCAACTTGCCCGAGAACATGAGAGCCCGCCGCTCGGGCTACATAACACTGATCCTATCGGGCTCCTACACAATCCAGTTCGCGTCCGCCGACCTAGCCAATTTCGTAGGCGGCGAGAACATCGTTTTTCCGACGACCGACGGCTCGCGGATTACCCTCTGGTACAAGTGCATCAACACCACCAGCGTGGAGATCGAGCGCCGCTTCGCCTCCGCCGCGGCGCTCGGCGGGATGGCTACGGGGCCGACGCTCACCACACCAATCGATCTCGCCAACGAAACGACGGCGGCCACTGGCTCGGTATATACCAACCAGTTGGACGGCACGCTCTATTGGGTTGTGCTCCTGACTGCCGACACCACCCCGAGCGCGGCAAACGTCAAGCTGGGCAAGAAGGCGAACGGCTCGACCGACGCGGAGGACTCCGGCAATCAGGCCGTCACCGTTGGCGGTACACAGGCGCTCTCCCCCGCGCCCTCCGGCCTCACCGCGGCGACCGGCTACAAGATCGCCTTCATGCATGAGAACGGCGACGGGCTCCAGTCAACCGTCGTGGTTGGGGATGGGTTCACCACTGCCGCTGCCTCGGGTGCCTCCGTCACGTACCTCGTCCGGCTCGGGGCCAACGAATACAACTCCTCGGTCAACCTCGGAACCTACGCCGCCGGCCGCCGCATCTGGGTCGCCATGTCGCAGACCAACGCCTTCGGAACGGTTGCGCTCGGGTCTAGCGGCACCCTGACGCCGGTGCTGTCAACCACGGCCGGTGGCCGAAACATCAACGTCTATATGTCTGACATCACCACGTCAGGGACCGTCACCATCGCGCGCAGCGCCTACCCCGCCTACGGCATGTGCCACGTCTGGGCTACCTTCGGCGCGGCCGGCACGATCTCAGACTCGGCGGCCGGCGGCACCGCGGCCTCGGGCACCTCGTTCTCCGACCTCTCCCTCGACATCCCGGCGAACGGCGTCGTCATGGTCCACGCGCACCGGATGGAGAACATCTCCGCCCCGGCGGTTCTCAACACCAATCAGCACGCCGACGACAATTTCGCGGTGGCGAGCGAGGCGGCCTATGCCTCCACCGTCGCACCGGAGACAGTCTCCCTCACCCTCGATACGGCCGGCACCTACCGCGCCGCCATCGTCTTCTCAGTAGCCGCGGAGTAACTGTGGGCAGCTACATTGATTTAGACAGATACAACGAGCTATTCGGCGAGCAGCCGAGGTGGCTGTCCATCGACGTTGATATAACAGTCTCTTCTCCGGTAGTTGGCGGCTATGTAGATTTTACCCCTCCAACAGCAAGAGGGGCGGAAACACTCACCCTTATCATCTTCGCGAGCGACGATACGGCTGAGGCTGGAGATCAGGTTGGCGATCCCATAATCTACGTTCCCGGCCTTGCTAACCCCCGCTATGTCTTCGTTGACGGGGACGAGGATTTTTACATTCGCGGCATCTGGACGGCGAACACGACAGTCGGCCTACCACTTGACTCTATTACGACCGACTGGACTGCCCTGATTACCGCCTCCGAGGAGGGCATCACGTGGCCGACTGAAGATCTGTCCACGTTCGTAACTTGGGCATCAAACGAGACTTCAACGGGCTGGGTGCTGATTGGCTCGACGTTCGTTCGGCGAGGCATCGCTACGGTAAGCGCGAGTCTTGGAGCGCCGGATTCCGGGTTCACTAGGCTATGGGTGCGAGGTGCAACGACCACGCCAGATTACGGCCTCGCACTGGACTTCACGGATCCATCTTTCGGCTGGGCTCCGAGCGCAGGTGCGATCTGGTATTCTACTGGCGGGGCGGCCGACGGTGCCACGTCATATTTTCACATGGCGCACCGGCACACGGCCAGCGGCGAAATCAGGGCCGCCACCGGCTCGCCACTGACGTTCGTCGCGGCGGCTCCAGAGGATGAGCCGCCGCCAGACCCCGGCGATCCAGCCGATGTGTCGTCGGTTAGCTCGGTCGGCCTCTACAGCACGACCGTCACCCTCTCGGCGGCGAAAAACCGCGGCTACTACTGCAACGGCGATCCGTTCTTTGTCATCGCCACGAACGTCTCGATTGCGGCTTGGTCGCCGGCCTCGGTGCAGGTTAACGGCACTTGGCGCAACGGCCTGATGCACAATCTCGGTGGAATCGCGCTCCTCTCCAACGGCAGCACGATTGACGATAGCGTGCTGACGCCGGCCGGCTCTGGCGTCGCCATCACCGCGATCAGCTACGAAGGCATGGGCGCGCGCTCGCAGGGGCTCGACAGCCGAACTTCGATGCAGTCGCCGCTTGTCTACGAAGCCTTGCGCAACCTCGACCCCGGCAAGACCGGCGGGGCTCTCGTTATCACCTCGCCCTGCACCCTGACGAAAGCCGTCAGCAAGGGAGAATCTCTCGGGACCAACGCGCGCTCTCCGCTGCAAGAAACCGTCAACCTGACGATAGTGAGTTCGATCCCCGCGGCCGGCTCCTTCCGCCCCTCGCCAGCCGCTGCGTCGAAGGCTTCGCTCTTCACCGAAAGCGACATCGACTACAGCAAGCTCGGCTCAATCGGGAATCGGCCGAGCGGCGCACCGACTACGGCGACCGCATACGAGAACATCCGCCGCGGCTGGCAGGTAGGATGTCGTCTCGACGACAACTCGCGCTGGATGGCCGCGAGGAATAACACTTGGGGCGACTTCCTGATGACGGACAGTCGCAATGGCTACGGCCAATTTACCTCTCACGCCGTCACCTCGGCCGCTCTTCTCGCGATGGCCGATGACACCTCGGACCTCGACCGCAGGAACCTATGCGTGTCGCTTATCCAGATCGGCCTCGACATCGCCGCGGTGATTTCCAACGGCGGCAAGTGGCGGGCGCGCGGCGGCATCCTCGACGGGTGGAAGCTGCCGCTCGTTTTCGCCGCGATGGTGCTGGATGACGCCGGGCTCAAGACTCTTTGCAGCGGGGCGAATTTGGACTTCGCGGAGGACGAGCATATCTTCACCGTCTCCCCCGGAGACATCGGCCGCCCGCCGTTTTCCGATGCAACGCCGGGCCGCCCGATCCGCCCCTACACCACCGCGATGTCGAACGCTCAGATGCCGGAGTGGGGGGTGCAGCACATCACCGATCCGCACCTCGACAGCGCACACATTTACGCCGTGTACCGGAATATCAACTCCTGCTCGGTGGTAGGGGAGGCAATCGTCGCGTGGCTTCTCGGCGCAAAGACCGTCTGGAACCGTGACGCCTTCTTCGATTACGTTGACCGTCTCATGGGCGTAAACCCCGGTTCTGGCACTCCCGACATCGACAGCTACGCCGACTGGATGGCGGTTACACAGAATACCCAGACCAACGCGCCGCCAGCGTGGCACCGGAAGCTCTACCGAGATCTTCGCTCAAGCTTCGGCGCGCGGACGTGGACAACCTCAGTCCCACCGGGCGGCTGGCCGGCCTGATGCCTAAGGTAACGGCGTCGAAGTATCGAGTAGATGCGACTTGGAACGATGTCCCCCATCTCGATGAGAAGACTAAATCCGAGATGCTTTCTGGCTATCCTCGGCATCAGAGAGACGCGCGGGCCAGCGGCATCCCGAAGCTCGGCGTCGGTGCCATCTATACTGTCCCGTGGGAGCAGGCTTCTGTTGCTCCGTTCCGCATTCCTGAGTGGTATCCGAGGGGCTACGGGCTCGACGTGGGGTGGAACTGGACCGGTGCCGTCTGGGGCGCTTGGGACAGGGACACCGACATCCTTTACGTGGTGTCAGAGTATAAGGTTCCGGAGGAGCGGCCCGTGATGCACTCCGCGGCCATCAAGGCGCGCGGTGAGTGGATGGTAGGGATGATTGACCCGGCGGCGCGTGGCCGCTCCCAGAACGACGGCAAGCAGCTTCTCGCGCAGTACCGCGCGCATGGGCTCAGAATCATCCCGGCCGACAACTCAGTCGAGGCCGGTATCTTCGCGGTGCAGGAGCGGCTGGAGACGGGGAGGCTGAAGTTCTTCTCGAACTGCCGTCACCTTGAGTTCGAGTACCACCGCTACCACCGCGACGAGGATGACGACGGGCGAAGCAAGATCGTAAAGAAGGACGACCACGTGCTCGACGCGCTCCGGTACATGGCGATGGGGTTCAAGGCGAGGTTCACCACGAAGCCCGTCGTGAAGACGCGCGACGTGCGTAGCTTGGTTGGTGATGTCAGGGCGGGTTATTGATGGCTAAGGCCAAGCGCGATCAGGACGAACTGAAGGCGTTCAACGAACGCCTGAACGTCGCTTTGATGAAGCACCAGCGCGAGGCTGACGACCGCGTGGCTCGTCGTGGTGCCGTTGAGAACGAGTGGATCCGCGACCTTGAGCAGTACCACGGGCGCTACTCGGCCAGCGTCCTGCAAGACATCAAGGAGGCTGGCGGCTCGCAGCTTTTCGTACCGATGACGCGCCCCAAGACCAACGCCGTCTCCGCCCGGCTCATCGACCTCCTCTTCCCGACCGAGGATCGGAACTGGGCTATCGAGCCGACTCCCGTACCTCTGACCGCCGCGGGCCTCGTGACGACGCCAGAAGACATGGAGCAGATCCGCAAGGCTGCGGAGCTTATGTCCGCCGAGATAGACGACCAGTTGACCGAGTGCGACTATCAGGCGCAGTGCCGCGACGTGATCGAAGATGCCTGCAAGATCGGCACCGGAATCATGGAAGGCCCCATTTCCCCCGGCAAGATGCGTCGTGGTTGGGAGAAGCAGAAGAACGGCACCTACAAGCTGACCTTCGCGAACGAGGCCCGGCCGGGCTACTACCGCGTGGACCCGTGGTCCTTCTTCCCAGACAACGACGCTTGCTCCATCGAAGATAACGGGAAGACCTACGTTCGTTACCTGTGGAAGCCGTCCGACCTTCGCCAGTTTGCGCGCCTCAAAGGCGTCAGCACGGGCAACGTAGCGGCGCTCATCCGCGAGAAGAGCTACACGCCTGCCCCCGCGTACCTCGCCAGCATCCGCACGCTAACGGGAGCGAGCGTCGATCTGCCGAAGGAAACCTTCCACGTCTGGAAGTTCACCGGCTCCCTCGACGGCGAGGAGATGATGGACCTCGCGATGGCGGTGGATGACGAGGCCACCTACCGGGAGGCCGAGGCGGATCCGCTCGCAGAGAAGAAGTGCGTGCTCTGGTTCTGCCAAGGCAAGATCCTAAAATTCGACATATACCCGCTCGACTCCGAGGAATGCACCTACTCGGTCTACAACCTCGAAAAAGACGAAGCCTCAATCTGGGGCTACGGTGTTCCGCGCATGATCCGCGACCCGCAGGCCGCGCTGAACGGCGCGTGGCGCATGCTCATGGACAACGGCGCGCTCTCGACCGGCGACCAGATCATCATCAACCGCCGGCACATCGAGCCATCGGACGGTAACTGGAAGCTGACGCCGCGTAAGCTCTGGCAGCTAACCCCGGACGCCGAGACCTCGGACATCGACATTCAGACGGTGTTTGGGAACTTTGCCATCAACAGCCACCTCGCTGAGATCATCCCCATGATCGAACTCTGCTACAAGCAGATAGACGATGGCTCAGGGGTGCCGCAGGTAGCATCGGGGCAGCCTGACGGCACGGAGCCCACGGCGACCCCGGTGGGGACCGAGGTGCTCCGCGCGAATGCTGCGAACATCGTCTTCCGCCGGTTCGTGAAGAACTGGGACGACGACATGACGATGCCGAACATCCGCCGGCTCTACGACTGGAACATGCAGTTCTCGGACCGCGACGACCTGAAGGGAGACTTCAACGTGAAGGCCCGAGGCTCGTCGGTTCTTCTAGTCCGCGAGATGCAGGCGGCTAACCTCACGATGCTCGCCCTCCAGTTCGGGCAATCGCCGATCTTCGGGAAGTACCAGCGGAAGCGGCCGGTCAGGGTCAGGGCGGCTCGAACCCGGAAGTCGAGATGGCGAAGATCGAAGCGATGAGGGAAGAGACCTCCGCCAAGGTGTCCATCTCCACGATGGAGAACGACGCTCGCCGGTACGTGACGGACAAGCAGCACGAGGCTGCCATGATGTCGCTCGCCGAAAAGATGAACATGAGCCGCGAGCAGATCGAGGCCATGCTCCTCAAGGCGGACAAGGACCGCGAAAGCAAGGAGCGCGGCATCGCGGCGGAAATGGCCATCCGCTCCTCGCAGCAGTCGCCGCTTAACCAGACCGAGATCGCCAACACATGATCGAAGCCCATTCGGCGACATGGGAGGCTGTTAGCCTCTCGGCCAAGAATCGCATCGCGATAGCTCAGGTGAAGCTGGAGAAGCCCGGCACCGACATCGCGTCCACCGAATACGAGCGCGGGTACATCGCGGCCATGAGGGACATCCTCAGGCTCGCAGACCCGCCTCGTCCGCCAGCTAAGCCCAAGGAGGGCTTCTCGGGCTACTGACCCGCCGCCCATTGGGCCGCACCAACCAGAGAGAGACTATGACGGGAAAAGCCACGGACCCCGCTGACTCAGCCGGGCCGAGCAGAGAAGAACTGGCCGCGGAAGCGGTGGGCCTCGTCTGGGGCGACACCACGAACAAGGTCAACGACCCTGAGCCTAAGGCGCAGGATGAGGGCGATGAGCCCGAGCCTAAGGTCGATGAGGCGAAGGCCGATTCGGCAGAAGACATCTGGGCTGAAGCCTCGGACGCTCAGCGTGCCGCCTTCGAACAGACCCAAGCTGAACTCGCCAAGATCCAAAAGACGTGGGAACGTCAACGGAACCAAGTCTCTGGAATGTCTCGCAAAGTCGAGGAACTCCAGAGGGCGCTCGCC